AGAACCAATGGAAACTACAATTGAACGAGATGATGACAAGTGGTCTACTTTGTGTGATATCACAGATGAGGCAGTATTTTGGGACAGTTGCAAGAATCTGGTACCGAAGAATCTCATCACAAACTTTATCTCACTCCAAAAATACGCAAACTGGAAATTTAACAAGCCTTGTGTGGAATACAAGACACCTAGTTCAGTGCGATTCAACAACGAAAGCATACATGAGTTGGATGATTGGGCAACAGCAAATGTTAGAAATACTGTAGCAGGTACGTATAGCTGCAAAGCCTGGCGCGCGCCAGGCGCAGAGAAAAGAGACTAATATGACACAGGAAATAGACCAATATCTTTATGCCTGTATGGAGAGTCTAGATTGGGAAAAACTATATGGGCAAGAAGCCTCGGAAAACATATATACTTCTGCGGACTATACAGCGGCGCAGACGCTCTTAGACATGAATCCGCTAAATACGCAATATTCGACGACATGGCAGGCGGAATAAAATGTGTTCCAACATACAAAAACTGGTTAGGAGCACAACAACAATTTCAAGTCAAAAAACTATACAAAGATCCAGTACTCATTCAATGGGGTAAACCATCAATATGGGTAGCAAACACAGATCCAAGAAACGATGTATCAGAGGATGAAATAACTTGGTTAAACGCTAACTGTAAGTTCTATAACATAACATCCTCACTTCTCATGCCAATAGAAGGTTGAGTCAGCAGCAAATGTAATCTGAGAACCATTCGTAGTATCAGAAGGTTGAATAATATCATAAACATAATAATCTCCAAACGAACTTCGACCAGGAGCGGAATACAAAGAAGAAGCCTCAGCGGCACCTTCCTCTAAATCATCATATACCAATCTCTTCCTCATAGGATGCCAACGTGCTGTAATCTTATACGCTCCCTCCTCATTTCCAGATGATATCTTCGTAACTCGATCGTGAAACACTTTAATGGCCCGTGCATTTGTAGGCGCAGTCATATAATCAGTATAGTCTTCGTTAAAAATACCGCGAAAAACCAACGTCGTAAGATGAGTGAAAATTGCAAGCTGTTCAGCATTCTGGGTAGCCCCACCCAAAGCAAGCCATGCACGATAAAACGATCCAGAAATAATACCGACAGGTGGCTGATTAAATCCAGTAGCACCCGCATTTCCAAGAGTACCATTCCAAATCTCAGAACCATACGTTGTAAAACAAATTCGTCGCCAGTACCAAGTATTACCATCAGTAACAGCAAAACGCAAACGCTCTTTAAGACCAACAGGGAACGTCTCAGTGGACGTTCGTTGAGAATTCTGAGCAGGCAAAGATCCACTAAACGTGCGAAGGGTGGCTCCAAAAACAAAATGCTCAGTACCTTGTGTAGAAGCAATCGTGATGGCACCAGGAGTAACAACAGGCGGTGACGTAGTTACAGGTGCAACAACAGCAGTGAGCATAGAATCCATCTTTTTCTTTGTTGAAAAGTTAAGAACACGTTTCTTGAACATCGATCGCCGATTTCGGCCACTAAAACGCATGGTTCGGCGCCGAAAAGTAGGACGTCGGCGCCGAAAAGGAGTGATTCGTCGCTTAAAACGCCGACGGGCGAACGGAGATAATTTGAAAAAAGCCATGACCAAATCAAACAATAGGGAACCCAGACATATAAATACCTCAAGAGGGTCCGGGTCCGGTGGTTAATATTATTTTCACCGGACCTTCCAAAAACCCAAAATGTCAACCTTCAGATTTCAAGCACGATATGCACTATTAACTTATGCACAAAGCAATGGACTTGATCCGAATAGAATTGTCGAACGTATTGGAGATTATGGAGGAGAATGTATCGTGGGAGAAGAAAATCACAGCGATGGACACATTCACTACCATGTATTCTGCGATTTTGGAAACAAATTTCGAAGCAGACACAGTGATGTTTTCGATGTTGACGGTTTCCATCCAAACATCCAAACTACTAAAAGAAGTCCAAAGGCAGGTTGGGACTATGCAACAAAGGATGGAAATATTGTTGCAGGAGGCCTCGCAGAACCAATGGAAACTACAATTGAACGAGATGATGACAAGTGGTCTACTTTGTGTGATATCACAGATGAGGCAGTATTTTGGGACAGTTGCAAGAATCTGGTACCGAAGAATCTCATCACAAACTTT